AGCATTGAACCCATACTGTTTACGATATGCCTGACACATCTTGATACCAGCAATCTTAGCGATAGCATAAGCATCATTAGTTGGTTCTAGAGGACCTGTCATCAGATACTCTTCTTTAATAGGTTGCTCACACATCTTGGGATAGATGCAGGAAGAACCTAGGAACAGAAGTTTTTTAACACCAAACTTACGGGCAGCATGAATGATGTTGGACTGAATCATCAAGTTATCATAGATGAAGTGTCCAGGATAGTCTTTATTTGCACCAATACCACCAACCTTTGCAGCAGCAAGGTAAACGTAGTCTGGTGTGTTTATTTGAAAGAACCTATCAACATCATCCTGCCTCCTCAAATCCCAGTAAGAAGATGGGGATGACAGAATATTAGTATACCCCTTACGATGAAGCATACGAACAATTGCTGACCCCACAAGTCCCGTGTTGCCAGCGACGTAAACTCTACTCTCAGTGTTCATTACTACACATGTCCTCAACTAATTCTTTAAAAGAAATCTTTGGTTCCCAACCAAGTTTTTCCTTCGCCTTAGTGGCGTCACCTAACAAAGTCTCTACTTCAGCAGGTCTGAAATATTTAGGGTTGACTCTGATAACGACATTGCCAGTATTTTGGTCAATACCAACCTCATCAATACCTTCACCTTGCCACACAATATTCATACCATAATGAGATGCTGATAGTTCAACAAACTCACGAACAGAATACTGGATACCAGTAGCAATCACATAGTCATCTGGTTCATCTTGTTGAAGCATCAACCACATTGCCTCAACATAATCTTTTGCATGTCCCCAGTCCCTCTTTGCATCAAGATTTCCAAGAGAAAGAACACCCTCTTCACCAGATACAATACGAGAGAGACCTCTTGTAATTTTGCGAGTTACAAAAGTTTCACCACGCCTTGGAGATTCATGGTTGAATAGAATACCAGAACTAGCATGAATACCATAAGACTCACGATAGTTTTTTACAATCCAGTAAGCATAAAGTTTGGCAACACCATAAGGGGAACGAGGATAGAATGGTGTCGTTTCTTTTTGAGGAACTTCTTGGACAAGACCATAGAGTTCACTGGTAGACGCCTGGTAAATACGCACACGATCTTCCATACCAAGGAGACGCACCGCTTCAAGAGAACGTAGAGTTCCCACACCATCGACATCAGCAGTGTATTCAGGCATCTCAAAGGATACTTTGACATGACTCTGAGCACCAAGGTTGTAAATTTCATTGGGTTGAACTTTTTGAATAACTCTTACAATATTAGTAGAATCGGTAAGGTCGCCGTAGTGTAAATGAATACTATCGTAAATGTGGTCAATACGATGAGTATTAATTAATGATGAACGACGCACAATACCATGAACTTCATATCCCTTTTCAAGAAGTAGTTCTGCTAGATAAGAACCATCTTGACCAGTGATACCAGTAATTAAAGCAACTTTCATCAATAGGTTTATTTTTTACCATTATACTAAAAAAGGGTGGTTTGCGCAACCACCCTCTTAGGTCTTTTCATGCACGCCACTTGCTCTTTGACCAGAAGCAAGAAACTGGGCGGGGTTACCCCATCCGCACCAACTGCTCTTTAGAGAAGCAGTAAACTCCGAGGGTCATTTGACCATCCCGACCAGGGTTTTTTACATGTCTCCATCATGGGCATATTGGGGATGACTCCACCAGTTCTGTTATCGTCCATCCGTGACGTTTTAGTTGAAACTATACCAACCAGTTATAATAATTTTTTCTTGCGTAGGGGAAGGAATTCCCCTATGCGTATGAGTCCAATCAACTGGCCAAACCAAAGTGAGACCTTTTTGTGGTTTAACTTTTAGTTTTTGATAATAAAACTCAGTTTCACCAGCATCAGTCACATCATTTAGATAAGTCATAAAGACTAGATGCCTATTCATTGATGATAGTTTTCCATTTCTTTCAAGATGGTAAACTTTAAATCCACCGTTAGGAGGATACCATTGAATATTCACACCCTCCACAATAGACCAAGACTCTGTAATATCAGACCAAATATATTTTTCGGTATAAAGTTTGACAACCTCTGAGAGGGTATCAAAATAGTTTACAAGTCTTTGGTCTTTTGTGACGTGGGATATGGTTTTGTCAAAGGACTCTTTTGTTTTTGTATTAACTTGTCCAGAAGAACTTAAACCAGGAGTTACTGGGAAGTAGTTATCTTCCTTATAAAAGTCAATTACTCCATCACATATTGACTCATCAATGAACCAACCAGAAATGAAGGAATGACTTTCAGTTTCCAGTGAAAGTTCATTCATCATCATCCTTGATATAACAAGGAACCATATCAGGATCCAACCACTTAGTGTACTCGAAATCTTCCATGGCAGTCATGAGTTGCATCTCATTATCGCAGAGATACATGTCTCGGTAGCGTCCAGTGTAGGAGTCTACCTTTTGAATGCGGCAATCAGGTTTTCCGTTGATTTCCAACTTACCAACCTGAACATAACGATAAGGAAACTGTTCCATAAGAACAGTAGGTTTTTTGATAACTTGCATCATGCAACCTCAATAGTTGCAAGATCTTGATAGAGATAATCCATCAACATTTCATAGTCATCAAGGGGATCTCCAGAAAACACGACGCCATTATTTTCATAGTAGCGACGAACTTTCTTATAAAGTTTCGGACTCTTTACATCAAGGTAGATATCCCCGTTAGCAGCAGAACGAAGCGTACTAACATCTTTCTTGAACTTTTCGATCAGAGACATTGTTGTGTGTTGAATACCTGAGTATTATAAGTGCTTGACTATATGTAGTCAAGATGCCAGTCCGAAAACTGGCAATCGGAGTGACAGGATTCGAACCTGCGACCCTCTGTTCCCAAAACAGATGCGCTACCAAGCTGCGCTACACTCCGTTGTGATAGGTTCCTTTCGCCGCTAGTCCTGAACCTATCAGAAGGGGACTACCGCAGTTAAGAAGGAGGAAGGTGGGTGGTGGTTTCCTCCCTCTCAACTCAGATATTATAACACTACTTATGCCCCTTGTCAAACGGTTCCCAGTGCTGCCACTTGTATTTGTGGACTGCCCAGATACCCATAATAGGTACAACTACCAAAAGGTAACAGAGAAATCCTAATGTAACTGGTGTCTCTAATGCCCACCGTGCGAAATGTCCCATTACCAGTCCGTTAAAATAGAAACTACAAATAAAAATACGCCAAACATACACATAAAAAACAGAATACCTAACTGTACTTCCATACGTCCCAAGGATCGCAGTTATGAACACAAGATTCTGGGTGTGCCCATTCCTTTTCTTCCCTCATAGACAACTGATGTCTCAATCGCCTAATCTCTTCCTTGAGCCACCTATTTTCTTTTTTTAGTTCTGTGATTTTATCCATAGTTCTCTAAAGTATCTATCGACGTGGTTTAAACAATCAAGTGGTGCTACTTCCTCTGTAAGTGCCCAATCATAACAGAAATCTATCATTGGTGTGGTGACGTGTGCTACGCCATATATTCTAGAAAATGCTGATGATGCAAAGTGAAACCGCTGTCTAATGTGCGGTGCCATTTCCCTTATAGTGTTCTGATTCATAGTAGTGCCCCTTCTTTGAACCAAAATAAATTGTAGTTAATACAAAAGGTATTGCAACTATAATGAGTGCTTTTCCTAACAGATGTTCCATTAGATTACAGATGAATATTTGGTGGTATAGTTCCACTGTCCGAGTGCATGAAAAATGCCTTTACAAGTGGCGATTGCAGTATTTCCGCCCCTAACCACAAACTTGTATCCACTGCCCATATCAAAAACATCGCGATTAACATAACAATCAAGATATGCGATGCCCAATTTTGAACAGTACTCTTCTCTTTTCCAACAGTCTTCAATACTGCTATTGCCATAATTAATAATAATATCGCCTTCACGACATAATCGTAGTAATTCATTGAGTGTGTCCTCTACATTTTCTGGTGGTAAAACCATCATAAAAATTCCTGGTTTTCTATCAGAAATGTTTTTATGACTATGAATTACTTCAACAAGCACTTCCAAAGAAGTGGTACATCCACTGATATAACCCTTTTCATATTGTTCACAAGACTTTTCATAGTTGTTTCTATAACCCCATACTTCATAGTCTTTTCTATTCATACGGTGAGCAATGTCTTCACCATTCTTACCCAGTCCGATAAGACCAACTCTCATACAATTCTCCCTGGAATATAATCAATACCTTCAAGAATTTCATCAAGAAGTTTTCCATATTCTTTAAACTGCTTGTCCCCTGCAATAAAAACTCTTTGCCTACGCCAAATTGCTTCTGCAAGTTTTCTTTTCTCGTCTTCCGTAAACTGTTCGAATCTGTTCATTTAATTAATTCCATTGCTTTATGTAGTTGTTCATAAATCTCCCCCATCCCTTTTACCAATTAAATAACCAAGTAAAATTCCACTTAACCAGGCAATATAAAGGTATAAAACACTGGCAACAAATTCTATAAAATCAGTCCAGTTCATCTTCAACCTCCTCATAAAGAGGACATGGTTCCTCAAACAAATACTGCATTCTCAATTCCTGAACTTTTTCTTGTAACCGTTCGTAGTCTTCTTCGGTCATTTGTTTTTGAATAAATCCTCTACTTGTTTGCGAGCATTACTCATTTTTTCTTTTTCACGTTCAGAGTGTCTATAACCACGCTTTCCGTGATAAATGAAATGTCCTTGACAAATCATAGTGATACCGAAAAGAAATAAGGTGATAACACCTATCCACTCTACAATGTGATGTTCAACCATGGGAAAACAGGTGGTATTACTCCGATAAGTCGAAGTAGACCTTCAGCAAAAAGTGCAAGAACAACCCAACCAACACACATACTAATAATCGAAGCATTCCGATTGTGACGACGTATGGCAGCATCAATCATCTCCTGACACTCTTGTCTTGTCACTAAAGGATTAGGTTCAATCGGTTCCATTTTGTTTGCCATACAAAGGTGGTCTTCCTAATATGTGCTCCAATGGATCTGGTTTTCCAGATGTAATAGCACAGGCTCTTTTGTAAAACATATTGTCTGTATTACCAGACTTTTCGAAGGTCTCTTTGATCTTCACCCAATTATTATAGGTGTGTTGATCCATTTTGTTGACGTTTAGTATCTACTAGCTATGATAGCAAGCACTTTTAAACTGTCAACAAAGTGTTCATTTCGTAACAGTGTTGAAGAAAATATTAAATTTGTAACTTATCTTAAACGGTGAGTCTCGGATTCGAACCGAGGGTGCCCGTGAAGACACATTAGTTTTCAAGACTAACGCAATAAACCGCTCTGCCAACTCACCCTATAATTTCCAATAAACCAGCGTGTATTTTACGATGGCAGGGAGCACAGAGCATATAGCACTTATCTATCTCTGCTTGGATTGTCTCCCACTTATATCCTTTATGTGCTAAGGTTGCAACCTCTCTTTCTTTGCTTGATTTATCTATATGATGAAAATCAAAACAACAAGGAGGATGATAATCACCACAGAGATCACAACATCCACGATCCATTTTAAGTTGATTTAATTTTTCAACCATCAACTGTTTATTGTTCTTTTCTCTTTGGTATTTTACCTTTTTGAATTCAGAACTTTGTTTTTGTGCCCAGAGTCGTTGTGCTTCTCTTTGCTTTTCTTTATCCTTATATGGCATAAAGTTATTTATGGTTCTAATTTATTTATAAAAATTAGAACTTTTAGCGAACTTCAAAGTCCAGTTTACGAACCTTGCGTTGCCTTCTCTGCTCTTGCCAGAGAATATCCTCATTGGAAAGAACGTTTGTCTTTCCTTTGGATTGATAAGAGTTTAACATAACAACTAACGATAAGTCAACTGCCGAAATCTTCTCACCACGAATAGTTGTCATATTAGAACAACCGCAAGAGACGGTCTTACTTGGGTGCCCTTCCAACTCTCTACTACAAGAGCGGCACCTTACCTTTATGTTATCCATTGGTCAATATAATGTGTTCCTTACTTCAATCAGGAATGTTTGAAGTATTTATAATGGGCGATGACGGATTCGAACCGCCGACCTACTCCGTGTAAAGGAGGCACTCTACCGCTGAGTTAATCGCCCTTATGTTGTTATTGTAGCATATACTCTACGGTTTTGGCAACATCTTCCATTGCTACTCTTAAATCTGGGCGTTGTCCTGACTCCATTCTACGTTCGTCTGTTTCATCAGTCAGGGTCCAACGCCATTGATTCATTCTCTTACAGTACCAGAGATTGATTTTCATCTGGAAAATATTCACACATCCAATAGTATTTAACACTACTCAAAAACTGGCACTACAGAAGGATTCCATTCATCCCTAACTGCCTTCATAACGTGTGTTGGTACGCCATAATATCCCATATGCATCCACACACAGTCAATATAGCGCAGATCTTCACGATCTGCGTCCACAGTGAAGCTATCACAATACTGGACGATATCATAAGGAACTTGTACTTTTTTCCAAGTGTAAGGTTCTTCAACAAAAAATGGTACAGTCATTTGTCAATAATCTTTTTGCACTTCTCTACATTTTTTCTACAAAAGTTGTAGACATAACTATCAGCATCAATCTCCATTGTGTAATGGACGTGAGTATGCATAGATTGAATCAAAGCTAAAAATCCAACAACCAAAAGATTGAAATGCGTAACTGGATGAAGGAGAATCTTTTTAAGCATAAAAAAAGGGGACCGAAGTCCCCAGTATTATAGCACGGATTCAGTGAATCAGAAGGTCCACTTGACACCAGCCTTGGTGCCGTAACCGTTCTTAGCACCGTTAGCACCAGTTGCCAGGCTGAACTCACCGTAGACACCCAGGTTCTCGGTAGCAGCAACAGAACCGCCAACCTTACCAGAGAATACGGTGTCAGAAGCAGCACCGTCAGGGGAGACAACCGAAGGACCACCCTGGATGTAGTAACCCAGAGCACCAGTCGAACCTTCGTAACCTACGTGCAGGTCGGTCGTGGTGCCAGAGTAATCGCTACCAGTGAAACCAGAGTTGGCTTCAACGTTAACGTAGGGTCCTGCCATTGCAGCACCAGCGAAAAGGGGAGCAGCAGCCAGGGCTGCGAATGCGGATTTAATCATTTTTGATACCTCGTTATTTTCTCGCAGAGTAATATACCTGCGGATGGAAAGAGACTCGACAAGTCTCTGTTTACATTGTGACTAGGCGAGTAGTTGAGGCTTCATCACATTTTTATTTATTAAGTTTTACAACTACGGGAATTCGGATTCCCGAAGCGG